GGTGCTACACCTAACTTCGTTTCTAAAGTTGAATTAGATGATTCTACATTAGGAACTACTAACGGTCAGTTAAAAATCGTTGGTGTTTCTAAAGATCCTAGTAATAGCGATTTAGCATCTGCTAACGTTAACTGGGTAGTGATCATTAATGAACACTTATTGAAACAAGTTGCAGGCGTATAATAGGAGGATATTAATTATATGGCTATATCACGATCACAACTAGTTAAAGAACTAGAGCCAGGATTGAATGCCCTATTCGGCCTGGAATACAAAAACTATGAGAATCAGCACACTCAAATTTTCGACACAGAAAACAGTGACAGAGCTTTTGAAGAAGAAGTAATGTTATCTGGTTTCGCGAATGCGGAAGTTAAACCTGAAGGATCTGGAGTAGTTTATGACAACGCTCAAGAAACTTTCACTGCTAGATATACTCACGAAACAATAGCTCTTGCTTTCTCAATCACTGAAGAAGCGATTGAAGACAACTTGTATGACAGACTTGCGTCTAGATATACAAAAGCGTTAGCAAGATCTATGGCGAACACTAAGCAAGTAAAAGCTGCAAACGTATTAAACAATGCGTTTAACAGTTCTTATGCTGGTGGTGATGGAAAGGAGCTTTGTGCTACTGACCACCCAATCATCGCTGGAACTTTCAAAAACGAGCTTTCAGTTTCTGCTGACTTAAACGAGACTTCGTTAGAGCAAGCATTAATTGATATCGCTGCTTTCATTGATGAAAGAGGCTTAAAAATCGCTGCGAGAGGAATGAAATTAATCATCCCTAGTGAACTACAATTCACTGCGGAGAGATTAATGAAATCTGCTCAAAGAGTTGCAACAGCTGATAATGATATCAACGCGATCAAAAATATGGGGATGATTCCTCAAGGTTATGTAGTAAACAACTACTTAACTGATACTGACGCGTTCTTTATCAAAACAGACGTACCTAATGGTATGAAAATGTTCAACAGAGCTTCTATCTCTACTAAGATGGAAGGCGACTTTGACACTGGAAACGTAAGATACAAAGCTAGAGAAAGATACAGCTTCGGCTGGTCTGACCCTAGAGGTATCTTCGGTTCGCCAGGCGCGTAATCGTAGACCGATTCGATGGGCGGGCTTGACCCGCCCATCACTAAATGATAAAGGAGAAAGTGTGAGAACGTATCTAATTAAAATCTATACAAAATCTTTTGATACCCAATTTGAAATGGAATCAGAAGAGATTACTCATACCGATCAGCTACATCAGAAAATAGTTGACTATCTGGGAAAAAATGATACAAAATGGACGAAAAGTTCACTAGGGTATATTGGTGGATTTTTTATAACCTATGAGGAGGTTGAACGTGGCAAACAACACAATGTTACTCTTCGCGAAGAAAATACAGCTGGAATCCAAATGGAACGAGATGTATCTTCACAATGAAGGTAAGATAACAATAGATATGCTACAGTTAGGGGATGAGATCAAAGCAGTTATTAGATCTATCCTAAAAGCTCAAGAAGATGATTTACATAGTTATAATTCTAATAATTATGAAATACATCAATTTGCTGGCTAACTAAGGCTAAACTTTTAATAAAAAGTGTGTTTAGACTACGGGATACCTTGCACTTCTTTAAAATATTATATATATTCTAAGAACTATACATAAATTTTGATACAGACGCGTATAGTCGACGGCCTAGAGACTGTATCAAATTAACTAGGAGGATATATCATGGCAAACACAACTTTTTCAGGACCAGTCATTTCAGACAATGGCTTTCAAGTATCAGCAAGTGGAGGTGGAGTTACTTTACCTTCATATCTTTTAGCTGCATTACCTACAGCAACTGCTGGATTGGTAATTTATGTTTCTGATGCAAATTCAAGTGTTGGAACTATTGCTTTCGGTAATGGTACAAACTTTATTGATATCAAAACTGGCTTAACAGTAGCATAGTAAAAATTTAGAGCTCCTTCGGGAGCTCTTAACAATTAGGAGATTTAAAATATGAAATCAGATGTAAAAGCGGTAAGAGTTACAGGAACTGGTTCTGTATTTGGAGGAAGAACAAGATTAAGAGGAATTATTCTTGCAAACTCCACTGCAGGCGCTGGATCTATAACTTTACAAGATGGAAATTCTGCTACTCAATTTGTAGGAGATTGTCCAGCAGGAGATGTTTTTGCTTTCAACATTCCAGAAGATGGAATTTTATTTGAAGGTGGAATGACAGTTTCTGCAATATCAGGTTTAACAGCAGCTACCATACTGTTAGATAAGTAGGAGGCTAAATGGCTACCTCTGGTACAACATCATTCGATTTAAGTATCGATGACATAATAGAAGAAGCATTTGAAAGAACAACGCTTCGCGGTATGCGAACTGGTCAGCAATTAAAAAGTGCCAGACGTTCGTTGAACATTCTATTTTCTGAATGGGGTAATAGAGGCATTCATCTTTGGAAAGTAAAATCGGCAACTGTTCCTTTAGTATTAGGACAAGCAGAATATAATTATGCTAATGATAATACAAATTTTCCAACCGATATTAATGATGTATTAGAAGCGTATGTAAGAGATAATACTACTTCTACAGCACCTGTAGATACAACTATTACTAAAATAGATAGATCGGACTATGCAGCGCTTCCTAATAAATTATCACAAGGAACACCTTCTCAGTATTATGTACAAAGAACAGTAAATCCAAGTATCTTTTTATATCAAACACCAGGATCTAGTTTTTCAGGATCTAATTATCAATTAAAATTTTATTATATTGCAAGAATCCAAGATGCAGGAGCCTATACCAATACAGCAGATGTAGTATATCGTTTTATTCCATGCATGACCGCGGGCCTTGCTTATTATTTAAGTATGAAATTTTCACCTGAACTAACTCAAAATTTAAGATTAGTTTATGAAGATGAATTACAAAGAGCATTAACCGAAGATGGTCAAAGAACTTCGTTATATATTTCACCACAAACCTTTTATGGAGATGGAGTATAATGGCTTTTTCTAGAGGAAAACATTCACAAGCTATTTCAGATAGATCAGGACAAGCATTTCCTTATACAGAAATGGTAAAAGAATGGAATGGATCATTAGTTCATTTTTCTGAATATGAAGCTAAACATCCACAACTAGAACCAAAACCAAAAGGATCAGATCCACAAGGTTTACAAAATGCAAGACCTGCAAGAACAGAACCAGCGGTTGCTTCTTTACTTCCAGGCAATCCATTCACAATTACTTCAGCATCTACCACAGTAAGTGTATATGAACCTAATCATGGAAGATCTACTTCCGATGTAGTAGTGTTTAGAAATGTAGATGGAAGTCCAGGAGGTGTTGCATATACAGTATTTGAAGATTCTAATGGATATAGTATAACTAAAACAGATTCAAACAATTATACATTTACTTTAGGAGCAACTCCTACGGTAACTGAATTATCAGGAGGAATGACGGTGACAGCAGGACCCGTTACATTGACACCATAATGGCATACACTTTAACTAACTTACAAACTGATATTAGAAACTATACGGAAGTAGACAGTAATGTGTTATCTGATTCTGTTCTATCTACCATTATTAAAAATGCTGAAAATAAAATTTATAGAGATACCGATTCAGATGATGATCGTTTTTATGCAACTTCTAACTTACAATCTGGAAGTAGATATGTAACCATTCCATCTGATTTAAGAATTATTCGTTATGTTCAATTAACAGATTCTTCAGGAAAACAAGTTTATTTAGAACAAAGAGACACTTCTTTTATGGCTGAATATTATGATACCCCTAGTACTTCATCAGGGCTTCCTAAATATTATGCTAACTGGGATGCTAATTATTGGATTGTGGCTCCTACCCCAGATTCAACTTATCTAATTACCCTAGCTTATAACAAACAACCTACTAGTATTACTGATTCTTCAGTAAGTGCTAGTGGAACTTATGTAAGTAATAAATATCAAGATTTACTTTTATATGCTTGTTTGATAGAAGCATATGGATACTTGAAAGGTCCTGCAGATATGCTACAATACTATTCGCAGGCTTATCAACAAGCTCAACAATCGTACGCGATCGAACAACAAGGTCGTAGACGCAGAGACGAATATACAGATGGTGTTATTCGTACTCCTTTAACTTCGGTAAATCCATCACAAAGTAAATAAGGAGAAAACATAAATGGCAAATATAGTACCTGACTCTTTTAAAACAGACCTACTTGGTGGAGTGTTTGATTTTGATTCTGGTGGATCAACTTTCAAATTAGCACTCTATACATCTTTAGGAGGTTTTAGTACTGCTACTACTGCTTATACAACTACTAACGAAGTTTCTTCGTCTGGTACAAACTATACAGCTGGTGGAAATACTTTAACTAATAATGGTGTAGCAATATCAAGTAACATTGCATACGTTGACTTCGCAGATTTGACTTTCTCTTCTGTGACGTTATCGTCAGTGGGCGCTCTGATTTATAAAGGCACTTCTAATGAAGCGGTATTGGTTTTAGATTTCGGCGGAACAAAAACAGCGACTAACGGAGATTTCGTTATTCAGTTTCCAACTGCTGACTCTTCTAATGCAATCATTAGACTTGGCGACGCATAATAGTTTATAAGGAGTAGAAATGGCTTTAGTAATTAACGATAGAGTTAAGGAAACAAGTACAACTACTGGAACTGGAACTTTGAATTTAGCTGGTGCCGAAACTGGTTATGAAGGTTTTGTTGCAGGAATTGGAACTGGTAATCAAACTTACTACGCAATAGAATTAAATTCTCTTGGCGAATGGGAAGTTGGTATTGGTACAGTTACGTCTGGATCTCCTGATACTTTATCTAGAACTACAATTATTTCATCTTCAAACTCTGATGCAGCAGTCAATTTTAGCGCAGGAACTAAAAATGTATTCTGTACATTGCCAGCGAAGAGAACTATTTCTCCAGTGATGACTGCAACAGGATTTGTGGTTACTCACGCTTCAACATTAGATCAAGATCAAACACTAGATTCAGGAGTTTTAGCAGGACCTGTTACAATTACAGGAACTCAAACTATAACAGGAACATTGGTAATTATTTAAATGAGTAAAATACAAGTAAATGCAGTTGAACCACAATGCGGAACTAATTTAACGTTAGGGGCATCTGGAGATAGTATTGTTGTTTCATCATGTGCTTCATTTAAAACTAAAGAAGTAAAAGATGCTTCTGGAAATATTATCATTTCTAGATGTGGATCTAATATTACTATAGGTTCTTCTGGCGCAACAGTTGCATTAGCAGCTGGTGCAACTCAAACAGGATTTGGAAGTTCGGGAGCAGTGAGTTGGGATACCACAGCTAAAACAACAGGATTCACAGCAGTAAGTGGAACAGGTTATTTTGTTAATACGACTTCTGGAGCAATTACAGTAACATTACCTGCTTCACCAAGTGCGGGAGATATTGTTGCTATTTCAGATTATGCAGGAACGGCAGCTACTAATAATATTACCATAGATAGAAACGGTTCTAATTTTCAAGGATCGACTGTAAATGGATTAATGACTACAAATAGAGATTCAGTAACTGTGGTTTATGTAGATGGAACTCAGGGTTGGGTTCCAGTAGCAGATAGTACTAAAACCGTTTTAACACCACAATATATTGTTGCTACAGGTGGAACAATTACAACTTGCGGAGATTATAAAATTCATACTTTTACATCTCCTGGTACTTTTACTGTTTGTTCAGTAGGAAACTACACAGGATCTAATTCAGTAAATTATTTAGTAGTAGCAGGTGGAGGTGGAGGCGGTGATGCAAGTACTCCAACTGGTGGAGGTGGAAGTGGTGGAGGTGGAGGTGGAGGTTATAGAGAACTTTATCCAGTTCCAGGTGGTGAAGGTTTATCAGTTTCAGCAACATCATATCCAATTACAGTTGGAGGAGGAGGTGGACCTCACTCACAAGGTTCAAGTTCAATTTTTTCAAGTATTACATCTGCTGGTGGTGGTTATGGAGCAAACAATCCTTCTGGAGAAGCTGGAGGTAATGGAGGATCTGGTGGTGGTGGAGCAGGTTTACCAGGTAATAATCCAAGTGGAGGTACAGGTAATACACCTCC